TACCAGCGTATATCTTGTGGCAGTATGAACCAACATCCCATCCATAATCTGCAAAATCTTTATACATTTGTTCTACAAGGGAAGTCGTCGGAACAACTATCAGAATATTTTGCTGCCTCTCAACGTAATATCTCACAACAGAATATATCATCAACGACTTTCCAGAAGCAGTTGGAGATATCAATAACTTTCGATTATGTCGCAAGGCGTCGTATACTCCCTCAACTTGGTAGTCGCGTGGGGCATGTCTACTGATTGCAGTCATATAATCTTTCACACCTTCCTTTGAGATGTTCTCATTTATTTCAAAAGGAAGTCCATAGAACTTATTGTCTGCAAATTCATATGTGTACTCGTGATCCTCACAGAATCGAATAATTCTATCTAAGAGACCAATATAAATCTCACCAGTTTGTGTATTGAACAAACGAATCTTTCCGTCCCAGTACTTGTTTTTATACTGGGGGCTGAATTTTGCATTAGGAACCTCAAATGTGAACTGATCTGCTAGTTCGTAATAGATGTGAGGTTCTGCTTTGATGTACAGATATACTTCGTTCTTTTTTGATATAATCAAATGACTCATTCATAAAATATCAGTTATATGTATTTATTTCAATAAAAAAGAGGCATTTCTGCCTCCATGATCTTTCGATTACAAGATTTTCATCTCTCTTAATTTTTTTAATCTATCAAAGATAGAATCAGATTTTTTACCTGCATTTTTTATACTTCTGTCCATTGCTTTATAAGTTTTATGTATTTCTTTATGTTCATCTGGGGTAACACTTATAAGATTCCTCCTATCATTCCCAACAAAAGATCCAACAGAATTCATAGTTCTATGAAATTTGGATCTTTCTTCTGGACTCATGGAAGACACATGTGATGTTCTTTCCAATGGCATATTATGATGTGCTTCCTTTCCACGATTATTAATTTTTCGTTTCTTTTTTGCAAATTTTGGCAAATCTGCATCGGAAGATGTAACATCCTTTCCTCTAGAGGTATATCTTGCTCTTTGAATGTCCATTGTAGATACTCTTCGAACATTTCCTCCAGGTTTAACTTTAGATCCATAATTTCTTATTTCTCTTTCTTCACCATCACTGCCAGTGAAAAATCTAAGTCCTTTTTCTATAGCATCTTTCTTGGAAGAAGCAACTCCATCTTTTCTCCCTTTCAGTGCTTCATCTAAAAACTCTATAAACGTCTTCATTTCTATGGACAGTTTATTTGTATTTAGTTAAACCCAGATTGAAAACGATGCCATTCGATAGCATTTTTAATTTGATAAGTTCTGTTAGAAACTGTCTTAATAACTTCTTCCAAAAACTTGAGCATAATGTCATAATACCTTACTTTCAAGTCTATTTTAGAAAGTCTCTCATCGGCACTCATATACCTCTCTATGGCGTCCTTTTCTCTCACCTTATACGGAAATGGTTCTTCCACATAAACCTCTGCTGGTGCCTTTCCTGTGTAGTAATTGTAACGTTCTAGACGTACTCTATTATAGGTTTCTCTTGCTTTCTCACGAAGAAGAGTAATTGTATTGTAGAGTGTGTAGTATTTTGAATGTAGTTGAGGAATTTTTAATGATTCATCATGTAGGTTGTCGGGATCAATGACAGAATCTCTCTGCCACATCTCCTGAATTTCATCAAGATTCATAGGGGTTTGCCGTCTGTTCCTAGTATATCATAAATCGTGTATTTGAAGGTCACTTGTGCCGTAAGGTATACAATGTCTGATGGAGTGGCATCAAATTCTAAAGATGATAATGATACTGGAAATAAATCTCTAAATTTTATAATAGCAACATCTCTATAATTGCTATTCAAAATATGAAGAGATCCATCACTAAATGCTTGCTTTGAATCTCTAATTTGCTGATCATTTGTAGTTAAATCTCTATATTGCTCCGCTGTTTCCGGAAAACCCAATCCAGTTAACCAATTATGAACTGCCATGTAATTTTCCATATTCTCATCAACTAGAAATTTCAATGAAAAATCCCCATAAGTTAAAATTTCTCCAGGAACATCAAGTCTCTTTAAATATGTTGGTTGTTGAGCAACTCCTAAAGTAATTTCTGGAATTCTTGCAGAATTGCAGAAAAAAGCAACCTTAGGTTCTTTTGCTAGAGTAAATTTAAATCCAACTGGTGAAAGAAAATTTCTATTCTGAATCTGATTTGTGAAAGGTGAAGTTGCCATTATTGTTTATTCGTATTTAGACTAATGAACTATTAAATTCTGTATCACCTCTATCTTCTCTATAATGCCTAATCCTATGGCAGTTAGAGCAAAGCATGATGCATTTATCAATCTCTTCAAGGATAGTATTCCAATTGCGATCAAGAGCTGGGGCAATTTCAAATTTTTTTTCTAGGGGATTAATATGGTGAAAATCATAAGCACATTTATGAAATGTTTGTCCACAATCATAACATTTATTTTCAAATTTTTCTATAAGTTTATCTTTGCGTTTATCTCTACGTCTTCTTTGGTATTCGTTGCGTTGAAGTGAATTTAATCTAGGCATAAAGTATACAATATGTTATATACTTTATTTATAAAAAAAGACCCCTTGCGGGGTCTTTGTGTAATTTTGGAATCCAAAATTACATCAAGTTGGTGACCTTAACTCTTCTGTAGTAACGGTTGGAGTTTCTGTACAGACGACCACCGCCAGCAGTAGTACCTTCCGCAAATGGGTTAGCAACAATACCGTAACGGGTCTTGAAGCCAATTTTTGGTTGGAAGGAGTTCTCACCAACGGCACGAACCATTTGGAGAGGAACATATGGGCAGTAGAAGAGACCAGCATCATAAGGGGAAGTACCCTTATAACCAACAACATAGTATTGGTTAGGTTCTACGTTTGCCGAATATGGGTCAATGTAGACTCTATACTTACCTTGGAGAATACCAGCGAAGGTATTACCGGTGTCATCAACGTTAAGATTAGCGTTGAGTGCTGGGGTGTAGTCAAGAACGCCTGCCATGGTGAGTGCCGAAGCAACGTCAGCGGAGCAGAGGATCATGTTACCCTTCCCTCTACGAGTTCTTTGTGCGATTGCGTTAGCATCGCGCTCGATTTGGAAAATAAGACCTTTGAACTTCTCAACTGACCAACGACCGTTGGAGTCAACGTCAAGGTCAAAAGTACCAGCGGTAGCAGTATTTGCTTGAGCACCAGACTCAGCAACATTATAGATGGTACGAATAACTTCGCGGTTGATTTCAGCAAGAATCTCTGTTGAGAGAAGATTTGCCAATTCCGCTTCAGCATTCAGACCGTGAATTGCCTTAAGGTCTTGTGCGAGTTCCAATGAGTACTCAGCTTTCAGAGCGCGTGACTTTGCAGTAACGGTGACTTTCTCGATTGAGAAAGACATTTCGTTGAACTGGGGACCACCAGACTGTCCAAGGTTTTCTGCGCTATCGGTACGCATACCTTCACCTACGTTGTAGGTGGTAGCATCTGCGGTAGTACCGCCAAGGGTTGGATCAAGAAGACCTGGGTTTGAACCACGCTGAGTGGTAGTACCAAGACCAACGGTTGCACCTTCCCAACCACCAGTTTGGTTGAAGTCTGAAGCCTGACCAGAGTATGCGGAATCTACTTCGTTGAAGAGTGCTTCCGTACCATTTTGAGTCTTATACTTCGAACGCATTGCGAAGATGAGTCCGGTAGGACCGTTCATTGGTTGAACACCTGCGAGGTCATAAGCGACCAAGTTAGGCATTGCGCGTCTGATCAAGGAGATCAAAACTGGATCGAAACCTGCAACAGGTGAAGTAGCATTACCACTGAAACCAGCATTATTTGTGCCAGCACCAGTAGCTGAAAAAGAACCTGTGTTGCTTGTTGGACCTTCTGAAAGGAACTCACGCTCTTCGCGGAGAGTTTTTTCTTGGTTTTCGAGCAGGACAGCGGTAACCATTCTACGATGAGAATCCTTGATAGAATCAAGTCCCTGATAGTCCAGGATTGGTGCCCACTTCTCCTGCAAATATTCTGCATTGAACATCTGCATTTGTTTTACCTCTATTTAAAACGTGTTAGTTTGATTTGTTATTATGTAAAAATCACTTAGTAGTTCTACTGAGAACTGAGAGATAACTTTCCATAATTCCACTTACTTGTGGAGTTTGTGGATATTCTACGCTTTCAGATAAATTCTCAGTAAATTCTCTTTGAGTACCAGCATTGGATGGGAAATATGATTCCCTCAGAGTTACCAGTTTCTCACGATAGTCTGACTCACTATCAAACTCAACATTTTCGGCAAGAGAAGCGAGTTTGTCCTTCTGAGAAAGTGCGAGACCCTCAGCGACATCTGCAAAGATTACATCGGCAACCGACTCTGCTAATCTGTTATTAAGAGCAATATTTCTTTCAATTTGCTCGTTGAGTTTTTCTTCCATTTCATCAAGTTTATCTACCATACTCTCGATTACATCATATTTCTCTTCAGGGATTGATACATAATGATCTTCAAAAAGACCCTTCATTCCTTGGAGGAATGATTCGGTCATTTCAGTTTTAAGACCTGCTTCAATAGCGAGTGCATTTTCAGCAATCCACTCGTCGGCAACATACTCAAGGTATGAATCGACTCTCTCTACAAGTCCTTGCTTGATAACTTCAATTTCTTCTACGAGAGCATTCTCGTAGGTTTCTTGAAGTTCTTCTTTGATTTCTGCAACCTTAGATCTGATTGCAGTCTCAAAGATGGTACGTGCTTTCTCTTGGAATTCCTCAGAAAGCTCCTCACCTGAAAGGAGAGCATTGACATCTTCTTCGATGTCATAATCTTCCTTCATTTCATCTTCATCTTTATCATCTTCATTAGAAGACTTTTTCTTTTTATCTTCTTTTGAATCTTCTTTGGTATCGTCTTCGCTACCTTCATCTTCAGAAGCTTCTAAAAGTGCCTCATCTTCGTCATACTCGGCGTCTTCTTTTGCAAGTCCCTTCATAGGTTCTGCTGCTGCAGCCTTAGCATTAACAACATTCTTAACTTGTTGAAGAGTTGCGCCAGGAGTATTGAGTCTTGCAGACTCATCATCTGTGCGATAATTCTCTGGAGTAGGTCCACCCAAATCTTCCCATGCACCGGTTTGTCCAGGAGCAATTCCAGTGGACAACTTTTGCATTGGTTCAGCGGATGCAGCTCCTTTGGTTACTACGTTTTCCATTTCTTGTAAATTGCTACCAACGGACATTTTAGATCTTGTGTATAATCTATATTTATTTATAAATTAAAGATTTGCTAAGAAATCTTGGAATAGTTGAACTTTATGTTCATCTAATGTTTTTTGATCAACTAAGGTGTTGATTCTTCTTTGTGTATTGCTTGCAAGTTGTTCACGAAGGATTCCTCCTTCCCAAACCCACTCCTTACCTTCCATAATTCCCTGAACAAAGGCATCAGGGGCAGAAGGATCGGCAACGATATCTGCTGCAGTTGCAAGCATGAAATCTTCACCGACAATTTTATGACCTTCATTGGTCAACTTAAGTGAACCAACACCACGAGAAGAAACACCAAGGCAAACACCTTCACCAATGAGAGATTTTGCAATCTTACCCATTGGAGTCTCTAGGAGTTGTGCCTTACCAATAAAATTGCTTCCCTTTTGTTCTAGAGAAACAATTTTATGAGAAACACGGTCAAGATTAACGGTAGGTCCATCAGGGTGACCGAGTTCTCCAAGAGCACGACCCTTACAAATAAATGCTTCATTATATCTTGCAACTTCTTTTGCAAGAGTTTGCATTGGATACATTCTGCCGTTACGATTGCAGATGTCACCTTGAAGGAAGACTCCCTCAATAAACATTTTCTTATCAGCACCTTTACCTTCGGTGATAAACTTAACCTGTGATACTTCTTCTGTGATGAGTTTCATTTTTTTATTCGGAAACTAATTGAACTATTTCTGTAATACTTAAGTTTGTATTAAATCCATCCGCAAGAGAACTAATCTTTACAGATCTTGCAAGAGTTGCATTAGTTGCAGCGACACCAATAATTGAGTTGCTATTGTAATTGATAGTAACTGAGGAATCTGTTTTATCGGAGATTAAGGCATAATTAGTGTTGATTCCTGATGGAAATGCATTTTGAATTTGTACATAATCACCAACTATGAAAGGATTGCCACAATTTTCTCCAAAAGTTACAATAGTTGAAGATCCTGTAGTAATTCCTGCAATTTGTTGTCTAGCGATTCTTTCTTTTAAAATTTCCGAACTATATGGTGGAAGATAGAAAGAATTGATTGTGGCGACTGGTTCACCACCACTTTCTACATACACTGCAGTTAATCCTGTAGATACCCTAAGATATCCACTCCTAAGTGCAATTGGATTGCTAGTGGCAGCTGCCGAAACAGTTGGAGAGATTCTGTTGACATTTTGAACAATTTTTGTTGCCATTACTCTTCATCCCCAGTGTACTCTTCACCATTTTCTCCACCAAATAATGATGAGGCAACATATGGTTTTGCCCCTTCAATTTTTTCAGATGCTTTAGCAAATAATAAATCTTTGATTTTATCACTAACTTCAGATGGTGCAGAATCTGTGGCAATCAAATCTATAAGTTCTTCCATGAAAATTTAATATAGTATTATAATGACTATTTATATCTCCGCTTTTTTAACATCCTTGGGTGCAGGCACCGGAGGCGGTAATGGTGCCTCTAATTGCTGATCAATACCTTGATCTTGTGGCATTTGATCCATTGGTTGACCCGTTGCAGGGTCAATTCCAGTTTGATCTGGGGGTGGTAAAGGTTCTCCAGTAATTGGATCTACTGCTGATGGATCTGGAATAATACCTTTCTTAATTTCAGTCTTAATCTGTTGATCAATCTCAATAATTTCCGAATCAGTTTGGCGAAGTACTTTTCTGCGAACATATTCTTGCGAATAATATTTCCCAATATAAGGTTCAATAGTTGCAAGAATTCCAAGTCTTTCACTAATCAATTCCGATTCTTTTAATTCTGCAAATTGATTATCATAGAGATAATCATATTGAATATGATCACTCATTGAATCCCAATCTTCTGGAGTGACAATATTTTTTAACACCAATTGTGTTTTTAACATATCATTAAAAATATTGGAAAACCTCTTTCTCAATCTTCCAACAAATTTAGAGAATTTCAGTTCATCCCTAAGAATTTCTGATGATCTTCCGAGATTAAATCCATCTCCACTTCCAGTGATTCTTGATTCTGGAACACCCAGTGCCCTATAAAGTTTCTTTTGAAAATATTCAATATCAGAAAGTTCTCCCAAATTTTGTCCACCTGGAAGAGTTGTAATTTCAGTTCCTCTACCACCTTCACGGCGAGGTAACCAAAAATCTTCCATCATAGACATAAATTTACGATCATCACGAACTTCTCCAGTATTTGCATCATAAATTAGTTTATTTCTATAACGAGACATAACCTCTTTAAGATATTGCTCTGCCTTTACCTTAGGAAGATTGCCAACATCAATATAAAAAATTCTTCTTTCTGGTGCGCGAGATAATCTATAGATTACCAAAGAATCCTCAATCATTCGTAATTGATTGAGTGCCTTAATTGCTTTATTGAGATATGAAAGAATTGTACCTTTATTTCTATCTACTAGTCCAGAAGTAACATATGTGACCGAATCCTTTGCAATTTTGATTTGTTTCTGAGATCCTCCACTAGAAAATGATCCGGATGCATATTGTGGATTTGGAGAGTATAAAAAATATTCTTCAATTTCTGGAAAAAATACTTTATCTGTCTCCTGTAGTGCATTCATATTGAATGGAGTTCTGTCCTTTGTCTTTTTTTCTTGACGAACAAACTTCATCTTCATAGGATCAATATACCTCAGATCCTGAATGCCATCTTGAGGTTTTTTAATATCAATTACTTTAAGATAATATAACTTTCCATCCACATACCAGTTTCGAAAGATCTCATGAGATTTTCTATCAAAGTCTAAAAGTTCTTTGATATATTTAAATTCTTCTCTAATTTTATCCTTTAATTTATCACTTGCATTGAGATTGGATAATTCAATTTCAACAGGGGAATCATAAAGATCGCTTACAATTGCTTCATTGACAACATCTTCAATAGCATTATCACACTCTGGATGCAATGCCATTTCACGATATCTTTTGATTAAATCAAATTCAGTTCTATAAACACCTTCAATATCTAAATACTGACCATAAAATCCGCTTGAAATAAAATTGTCTACCCCGTCTTCATTGTTGGGCGGGACGGGGGAGACAATAGATTTAGATTTTAATTTGTCATTAGAATCATCAATTGAAAATCCAAAAAGTTTTGCCATCTTATAAGTTTAGTCCGTATGTTCTATTTAGTTGATGTCTTCACCACCAGCATTGACACCATTACCTTTAATTGCTTCCCACCATTGAACTTGGAATTCGCAAGTAAATTCTTCAATTGCATCAGTTGTCTCATAAGAAAGTGCAATCTGTGCAATATTTGTTGGGAAAATGTCATACATGTGATATGCTCTGAGTGCAGAACCATCACGATCTAATTGATAAACGAAAGCATCTGCCTGATACAGAGCAGGATCTGTAACACCGGTCGCGTCAGAAACTCTGTTAATTGAGTTAACCCACTTTTCAAGAGAAGAACGAATTGAGAAATCCGTATCATTGATGACTGTAACTGTCCAACTTTCAAAAGTTCTGTCTCCTGCAATTTTTAAAATTCTTCCTCTAAATGGAACATTGACAGGACCAATAGTAGATGCTGGAAGAGCAGCTGCTTTAACTAAGAATCTAATTTTGTCAAGAGTATTAGTATCTGCTGGAGCAGATGCTGGGAATGATAATACGACTTCAAACAGATTAGCACGAGCACCACCACCAGTTAATTTGCTTTTGAAGTCGGTAATCTTCCTTAAAGGAGGTGGATTTAATTGATTTCTAGTTGCCATAGTTGTTTACCTCTTGTTTAATTAGAATTGACCGATTACTTCATCAAATGAAACGCCAGTTCTAGTGGCAACAAAAGTAAGACCAATGAAGTTAATTGATCTTGCTGGTTTGATGTAGATGTCAGCAACAAATTCATTAGAATCAATAACAGCCGCTGTGTTATTTGTTTCATCACAAACAACAACATAATCATAGATTCCTCTCTTTGCCTGAACGTCACGCAAGAAAGGTTCGACAATGTTTACAAAGTTTGTCCTTGTAATTTCATCGTTGAATTCGAAGAGTTGATCTTTAGCAGCAGTAGAAATCGCAGTCTCCAAGTAAATAAAGAGGCGGCGAACATTAATTCTATCAAATGCGGATGCTTTACCATATCCTGTCTTATCCCCGAATAGAACAATTCCTGCTCCTGGTGAGAAGATGACTGGATTAATTCTACTTGAATAAAGACGATCTCTCTGAGACTTAGAAGGATTATAAGCAAGTTTCACTGCATTTAGAATTGCTCCTCTCGAAGTTCCTGCTGGTGAGTACCATGCAAAATTGTTAATATCATTGCGAGCACATGTGCCAGCAATATCACCATTCAATGGTACATATCTGAAAGTATCTGAGAATCTATCATACATGTATTTGTAACCACTATCAAACACTGCATAAGTTGAAGATGTGATCGGTGCATAGAACTGAAGAACTTTATCAGTAATATCTGCATCAGATCTTACAGTTACCTCCGTATCAGTTGCAGTATCAGTAAGAGCAGCACCTCTATAAGGAGAAATGAATGCAACTGCATCTTTTCTCAGTTCTGCAACTGAAATCAGTTTTTCTGCAAGTGCTTGTGCATCATAAATGTTATAATTTGCAGATCCCATTAAAAGGAAATCTACTTTAAAGTTGTCAGAATTTTCAAATAAATCATAACCTTCGGTAATTTTTCCAACTGTTGCAGTTAATGCACCAGTTGATGTAATACCTGCAGATCCATTATAATCTACTCCTCTAGTTAAAATTAAATCTTTTGCTCCACATGCACCAAAAGTTATGCCGTCTGCTTCTTGATCCCAACCATTATCTGTTGCTATCGTAAATCCGGAACTAAATGATGTTGAAGTAATTCCCAAAGAGGTCGCAGAACCACCAAAAATATACTCGGAACCATTTTCAATATATTTTCTCCAATAGGAAGGACTTCCTACTGAGAATTGTGCATCTGATGCCTTGGAAAGATTTAAATGCTTTTCAAGAATCGTTCCCGCATTTCCAGTAATTGTTCCAAGTGCATCGATGATTACAACATGGACTTCATCAAATCTTGAACCTCTAGCATTAGCATAATCTGAAGTGAATGGGCGATCCGCAATATTGTTCCAATTAATTTTGATTTCTGTTGATGCTGTTCCAACAAAACCAGTACCGACGGTAAGGGTTTGTTGATCAAACCAATCCAATGCAGTTGTAGCAGTAACTGTTGCAACCCCAATAGAACTATTATTTGTTAAATATAAAGATCCATAAGTTGAACCAATTTCAAAAGCATAGATTGAATTTGGTTGATAATCTACATTACGGATTGTTCCTGCAGCAGATACATGATTTAAAAGTTTTACTGAAACTTTGCCTTCACCAACTTCGGTAACAATACCTTTAAAATATCCATCAAGAAGAGAAGTTCCTGCTACTCCGGCCGCAACTTTATTTAAGGCAGATTGAGTAATACCAAATCCAACTTGAATGCTTCCACTTGATATATAAGTTCCAAAACTGAGAGTAGTGGTAACTTGAGTTGAGTTAATGGAAGCAGTTCCAATATAAACTGTACCAATCCCTATTGAGGTTACAGTTGTTCCAGAACCAATAACACCACTAAATGGTTGAACATATTGTCCAACAGCAATGCTTGTTGTTGTAACTCCAGTTAATATAGTTGTTGTAACTCCAACTACAGATGAAGAAGTAGTTACGCTGTTAAATGTAGTTGTTCCGGTATTAATTCCAATGATTTGATCTGCCTTACCATCAATCATTGCAACTCTGATTCCGTTAGACCAAGAACCAGGATTTCTTGCTGCAACAGTTACGCCAGTAATTGCATTCTCATCGTATCCCAATTCAGCATAATGATCTAAACTTTTAATCTTGATACTAGTTGCTGCACCAGCAAGGGTTCCAGCAAAACCATTTTTTAAATCTGTATCATCTGCTCTCACTACTCTCAGTGATCCGCCATAAGCAAGATAAGAAGATGCACTTAACCAATGCTCATAATGCTTATCAGTTGCATATGGTTCACCGAAATTGTTTAGCAGATCTTGCTCCGTTTCTACTAAAGTTGGCGAATCTACAGGTCCCTTTGCAAAGGGAGCCACAATTGCACCAATTTTATTAGAAGTTGGGCCGACTCTCCCAACTGTTAAGTCAACTTCTCTTACTACAATTCCAGGAGATGCTAAATTTAGCGCCATTTGTATTCCCCGCCAGGTCCAGAATTATTCTAAAAGTATTTATAAAATTCTGCCTCTTCAGCGATAATCCCACATATGAGAACGATCACCATACTCATCAACATTCCAAACTTCTAATGATTGATTTTCATTTTGAGCATTTGCGAATATCCATCGATCTCCAGTTTCTGGTTCTATATAAACTTCAGTATCGTCCAATCCATCTAAAATGAAACCAAAAGGTGCCATGTCTTGCTCAATTTGATTTCTTTGTTCCTCATAGATTCTTTTACGAACATCGTTGTTCGTCATTTCTTTAAAGTAGTCTTGTGCAACTAACCATGAGAATATCACAAGGCACATAGCGAGATCATCATTACACCCTTCTTCTGCTTCAAATGATCTACTTTTTTGAATGAAGGTTGTAAGTTCCGAAATCATATCATAATCATTGATTAAAAGTTTATCATCCTCGACCAATGTTCTTAAGTTGGAGCATCCCAACTTTTTAACTGCAGATGTCATGCGAACACCAAGTTGTGATTTCTTACCACTAAATCCAGATCCAACGATCTGACCAGCACGACCTCTCATCGCACACATGAGAACATTATCATACTCAAGATCATAATGAAGAATATTTGCTACTTGATCTCCAATATCATTAACTTCTACCAATAACCAAGATTCATTATATGCTTTTGCTAGTTCGTGAATAACCGCTGGAAACATCATTGGTTTAATTTCATTATTTTTATATTTTGCTACTGTTTTATATGGAAAATTGGTAATATCAAAAACTATAAATGCAGAATAATCACTTCCAACTCCTCTTGCCACATCAACAGTAATTAAATAATTATGATCTTCTTTTGGATCTTCATATACATCAAGACCTTTATTTCTTTTTAAAGGATCTTCATAAATCAAGGTTCTTAACTTTGAAGGATTAATTAGTGTATCAACAGATCCTAAGAATTCACATTCGAACTCAACCTTGAACTGTTGCTCACTAGTGTTAGCAATCGTAGATGCCTTCCATTTGGCGTCTCTACCGGGCACTTCGGACCAATGGACATCTGTAGGCACATATTCATTTTTTCTCTTCTCAGCGTCATGCCACATGCGGTAGAAGTGATTCATACCGTGAGGTGTAGATACAATAATTACCTTCGTTGATTTACCAGAAGAAATGGTAGGATAAACGGAAGCAAAGAACTGGTCTGCAATGTTATTTGGAATGAACGCAAATTCGTCCAGGAATATAATATTGTAAGATCCACCACGAACCGCAGATGCGGAAGTGGAGGCGGCGATAATTTTAGAACCATTTTCAAGTTCTAATGATTGTTTGTTCCAAGATAAAATTCCTTGTTGCATCCATTTTGGAAGATTTTCGTAAGCAAGTTGCAATCTACCCAACAAATCTTTTGCAGTGGATGCTTTGTTTGCAAGAATAGCAATATTTACATTATCATTGAATACTGCATAGTGAAGAAGATAAGATACGCAGGTAGTAGATTTACCTGTCTGACGAGGCATCTTACAGATATTAAATCTATGTTCGTGGAATCTTTGAACTAACTTTTCCTGAAATGGGAACATATTGAAAGGGACAAGACCTTCATCAAGAGAGACGATCTTGATATAATTTCTTGCAAAATATACAGGATCTTCTTTACACTTCATAAATTCAATGATCTGCTCTTCAGTCCATTGAATAGTAGTATTTGCTCTCTTTAAATTTGGATTGGAGAGATAAGCATCAGATTGCTTTAGTTGAATATCATCGATTGCCATAATTTTTATAAGTTTTTAATATAATTTATAGAAGTAATCATTACTATTTACGACAATTCCTTATAAGTAAAAGCAAACCAAATTTGTTATACCGATACCACACTCACAATAACTGAAGGGATTGCTGGAACCACTCCATTTGCAGATACTGCCTTTAATCGTATATGAATGTCTGTTGCACTTATTATAAGTTCGTAATAATCATTTGACTCAGATTGCACTACAAAGTTCCATGCAGCAACAATTTCTGAAGAAGTTCCCTGAACTGCTAATTCTGTTGCACTATTTGGGACATCTAATCCATTTTTTCTCAACCATAGGTATATATGAGCACCAGAACCTTGTGTTTTATCTATTTGTAAGGAAAACTGAATGTTATAAACACCACTATTTGCAATAACAATATGAGAACTATTTGCTATTGATACTTGATTTGAAAGGTCTGTTGTGTTTAGTCTAACTGGTTGGTGAGTATTTATTCCA